GTGTTTTGTCAGGGCGAGAAAAGCGGTTCAGCCAAAATGAAAACCATATTATTTCTAAATCTCTAGTGCAATTACCTTTCCAATACTTTATCTTTGAAGACCTTTCAAAGATAAGAAACAAATCAATAGGTAAAAGAATGAATAGGAAAGTTTCCAATTGGTGTTTTTACCAATTGGAAATGTATACTAAGTATAAAGCAGAAGCAATTGGGAAGGTAGTAGATTATGTAAATCCACAATATACAAGTCAGAGATGCAATTCTTGCGGACATATAGACCGCAAGAATCGCAACAAAGGTAAGTTTTGTTGTATAAAATGTGGATATACAGATGGAGCAGATCAAAATGCTTCAAAGAATATTAGAGATCTATGGATAAGTGAGAAAATCTCGAAAGAGCAGGCTCCAGTCAATGAGCCAAACAATAGTCAAACAATAGATATTTCCTCTTCAAAAAAGAAGAAGAAATATCCGACTATTAAAGCGCCACCTAGATTGAATTCGATGATTACTAAAGGGTTACTAATTAGTAGTCAGGTAGGTACAAGCCCCTTCCAAGCTGCGCTTGGTGGGGGTAGTTGACCTCTATAATTTTGATGTTATTATTTTTTTGATATATAAATATAGAGATAATATGACAAACAATTCTGTAGATTTATTTAATACACTTAAAAATTCGGTTCTTAGTATAGACCCAGTATTTTTTTGTGAAAAAAAATTAATAATTGATGGAAGGTCTTTAAGCTTAAAAGGAACTGGTTATAAACCTTTTGCAGATATTTACAGATATATTGGATTAAAATCTTTAGATAAAAATGCAAAGCCAATTGTATTGGTAAAAGGACGTCAGGTAGGTGCAACTACAATGGCAGCTGCTTTAGAATGTTATTTTTGTGGTAGCGATTTGTTTGGTATTAATAATCGTCCTTCTATGCGAATAATGCATATTTTTCCTACATTAGCACTAGCTGCATCTTATACTAAAGATAAATTAGATTCAATATTAAGTCAATCTAGTCCTGTGCCAAATGTATTAAAAAGCAATGGAATGCTCAAATCTTTTATGGAAAATAAGTTAGATACAAGCAGTCCTGCTAATAACAATATGCACTTTAAACAATTTATTAATGGTAATAAAATATGGATTGAATCAACTGGTTTAGATGGTGACAGAGTTCGTGGTAGAACTGTTGATTGTGTATTTATGGATGAAGTCCAAGATATGGACGCTCTTAGTATTGGTACTGTTAATAAAACATTGACAAAAAGTCAATACGGTCCAATTGGCACTGGAATACAAATATATTTTGGAACACCTAAACAAAAGGGTGGCGCTTATTGGAAAATGTGGCAATCGTCAACCCAAAATTATTTTCATTTAGGTTGCGAAAAATGCGGGGAATTTTTTCCATTATATCGACCGGATATTAAATGGGAAGATATTTGGATTTATGGATTAACTGTTAAATGTCCAAAATGCAGTTGCGAACAAGACAAATCAGAAGCTCAAGAAAGAGGCAAATGGATTCCACTTAATAATGAAGAAGAATGTGAAATGATTGGTTATCATATTAATCAATTATATATACCTAATTTTACTAGAGAAACTATTGATAAAGAAAAACCAGATCGTAGTCCAATCAATACTGAACGAGTATATATGAATGAGGTATTGGGAGAGTTTTATGATGGTGAAGGTGGAACTATAACACTACAAGAGATAAAAGAAAAATGTGTTGATAAAAAACGAAAAATGCTTGTTAGAATTCCAAGTGATTATGGAAAACGTAGCTATGCAGGATTTGACTGGGGTCAAAAAAGTGCTTTGGCTCAAATGGTTGGAAAAGGTGGTGGGGGGAAATCGTATAGTTGCGCTGTAATTTTAACAGTAGATGGTAATTTATTTAATGTAGAATTTGCTACAAGATTAAAACATATTGATCTTGATTCAAAAATGGATACTGTAGAGGAAATGTTCAGAAGATACAATATGCATCTAGCAGTAGGAGATATTGGAGATGCTTATGATTTAACTCACAAATTACAAAGTTTATATGATGAAAGGTTCTTAGCTTCTAGAGCATCTCATAAAGTAAATAGTCATGTTAAATATTCTAGTGATGAATGGCCAAAGACTATAGTATTTGAAAAAGATTATTATATTTCAGAATTATTAGGTTTATTAAAAGAAGGTAGAATAAAGTTTCCTGGTGGTAGTTATGATCGTGTAGAATGGCTTATGGAGCATTGTTCCAGTATGGAAATAAAAATAACGAAAGATGCCTCTGGGGAACCTATTAAAAAGTATGTAAAAGGTTCTACTCCAAATGATGGTATGATGGCATTATTAAATGCTTATTTAGCTTATAAATTTGATATAACACAAGGGTTCGTAATTAAAGACCCATCTAAAATGAGAGTACATGTAGCTACGGAAAAGGAAGATGTACAAGCTGTTCTTGGATATATGCCAAGGATGAGAGGTTAATAGAATTTTCTTGCGTAATGAAAAATTTCGTTTATAATTCTAAATATATAAATGCAAAATCCAAACTGTCAAATTAATTCTATTTTCTACAAAAGAGGTATTTATGAGGTCAGAAGGATAAAATTAAAGAATTCATATGGAAGGAAGATGGATTCTTTAATCCTGATGGTTCGGAGTTTGGAGTCCCGGATACGCAATAAAAGATAATATTTTATCTAACTCTATGGATCTCTCGGACCACTCGATGCTCCTTTTACAGAATCAACTCAGTATGCTCCAAATAGCCCTTATGCTGCAACCAAAGCAGCTGCTGATCACTTGACCCGTGCCTATTATCATACGTTTGGTCTTCCTATAACTACTTCCAATTGCTCGAACAACTACGGTCCCTATCAATTTCCGGAAAAACTCATTCCGCTTATAATCACTAATGCACTCTTAGGACTAACCTTACCTATTTATGGTGATGGTTGTAATGTTCGCGATTGGCTCTTCGTCGAAGACCATTGCTACGGTATAGATCTCGTTCTTAACAAAGGACAAATTGGAGAAACCTACAATATAGGCGGTAATAATGAGTTATGTAATATTGACATTACAAAACTTGTATGTCGGTTACTCGATGAAGAGTTCGCTCGCGTCCCAGCTCTTCAAGAACGCTTCCCAGGTTGTCCAGCAGCTCATGCTGCATGTTGCCAAGATCTTATTAGTTTCGTACCAGACCGGCTAGGGCATGATCGTCGCTACGCTGTCAACACGATGAAGATCGAGAAAGATCTCGGCTATTCACCCTTAGTATCCTTCGATCACGGAATCAAAAGAACTATTCACTGGTATCTAGAAAACGAAACATGGTGGAGGAAGTTGTGAGAACAGCTCTAAGTGCGAAAGAATAATACAAATACAGATAATTTTGTAACTAAATTTAGCCTGAAATACAGGACCTAATATTTTTGGAGTGAACTATTAACGCCTAAAGGAATAGGTCTTTTTTTCAATAAGGGCAAATCAATATTGATATATAGTTACATATGGTGGATATTAATAATAACAAAACACGTGCTGAACAATTAATTATAGAAAATGCTGCAAAAGCTTCTCGTTCTGAGGAGCTGTTGCGTAAAAGAGCTGTTTCTAATAGTATACCTGAGTTAAATCCACGGTTGATAAGGGGAGTAAGTGATGAACGAAGAGCTTTAATGGAGCTACAAATAGAAGCCGGCGAATTTAGAGAAGCTGGTACCACAATTTATAAGAATCAAGATCCTCCACCAATTCCTATGGTTCAGACACAGGCTGGCGTGGTAACTCATAGTGGCTCATTATCTAAATTTGCTACTACAGGTAGTGTTTCAGGTTCTAGTAGTGGTTGGCGTGGATCAAATGATACTGTAAGGCAAGTTCCAGAAGTTTATTCTCCTTTGTGGTTAAATTCAAATTTAAACTTACCAAGAGATAGAACTACTATTAATGCTTGGAGCAGAACATTTTTTGCATTAAATCCAATGGTTCATAATGCGGTTAATTTGCATTCTACGTATCCAATTTCAAAATTAAATATAAAAGCAAAAGATCCTAAAGTTGCCAAATTTTTCTCTGAAATGATTGAAGAAATTGATTTGATGAATATTTGTGTAATGGCAGCACAAGAATATTGGACTTTGGGCGAAGCTTTTATTTTTGCAGAATTAGATGAAAATAAAGGACGTTGGAGTCGTTTAATGATTCTAAATCCAGATTATGTTAACGTGCAAAGAAGTGTTATTGCAGCTGAACCTATTATTAGTCTTATTCCAGATGAAAATCTAAAGCGAGTTGTTTTTGGTAATCAACCTTCAGATATACAACAAAAACAACAACTAGATCCTTCTATTATTGAACATGTACGTAAAAATCAAAATATACCATTAAATAATTTTTATGTACATCATATGGCTCGAAGAATTTCTCCTTATGAAATCCGTGGAACTGGCCTAGTAGTATCATGCTTTAGAGCTTTGATGCTATTAGATAAACTTAAAGAAAGTAAGTTTGCACAAGCAGATAATTTTATCAACCCACTAACATTGATTAAAATTGGGGATCAAGATTTTAGACCAACCCCTGTAGACCTTGAAAACTGGAGAAATGTATTTGAATGTTATGATGATGAAACAGAAGTACTTACTAATGATGGATTTAAGTTATTTAAAGATGTAATTGATTATCATGAAGAAAATGGAACTATAATATCAAAACCAAAAGAGTATGTTACGGTTGCATGCTTTAATCCTGTTACAGAAGAGTTAGAATATCATAAACCAATTAAATCATATGTAAATAATTATAATGGTGAAATGTATCATTTCCATAATGAAAAAATTGATGTTAAAGTTACACCAGATCATGATATGTGGGTATCTGAAAAAATTCATCACTATAATCCAAAAGGATTTTATTGGGGTGAATTTAAGAAAAAGAAAGCAAAAGATCTAAATGTGAATGATTATAATAAATTCAGATCTGTTGTTAATTGGAAAGGTAATGATATTAAATATGTAGAAATAGATAACTATAAAGTTCCAATTGAATTATACTTAGAATTATTAGGGTATATTCTTAGCGAGGGGTGTTGTTATACTAACGGGAAATCTCAATATACGGTATCTATTTCTCAAAAAGTAGAAAGATTCTATGAAAAAATGAAATTTTGTTTAACAGCCTTTGCTAATTGTTTCGGTAAAAAGATTGGTTCGCGTATAAAGCCTAATAATTTTTGGAATGGCGTAATTTCTGGAAAAGAAATATTTAATCATTTTCATGAACAAATAAGCAGTAATGGAAACACCTATTCATATAATAAAAAGATTCCACGATGGGTATTAGATCTAAATCCTAGTCTTTTATCTATTTTGTTAGAAGCTATGGTTGATGGCGATGGTTTGAGGGTTATTACCAAAAATGGATTTTTAAGAATGAATTATGCAACAACATCAAAACAATTAGCAGATGATGTACAAGAAATTGTTTTGAAATGTGGTTATTCTTCATTAATATGTAAAAAAATAGACAAGAGACCAAATAGATTGCCGACATATAATATACAGTGGTCAAATTCTGGTAAAGGGGATTATCCATTAGTTTACAAACAAAGTCGAAATTCTGCAACGAAAAAAACTCATAGTACATTTGATATTGAGCCCTATAATGGTAAAATTTGGTGTTTCACTGTTCCGACTGGACTTTTTATTACAAGAAGGAATAGTAAAATAACAATCCAAGGAAACTCGGCTGCTTTTGACAAGAATTTCAAGATTTTCACTCATAATGCAGTCACTGTTGAGCCTATTGGTTTTGGTGGAGCGATTTATAATACAAATGAAGATATCAATCAGTTAATTAAAGAAATATATGTTGGTTTAATGGTTCCGTCTGTTGTTATGGATGGTTCTGATACATCGTATGCAACAGGATCTGTAGCTTTGGATGTATTAAGACAACGCTATATGCAATTCCGTCAAATGATGACGACTTGGTTAAAAAGAAAAATTTTCGCCCCAATTGCACAGATTAATGATTTTTATGATTATGTGGATGGTGAAAAAACTTTACAAGTGCCTGAGATTGATTGGAATCATATGAGTCTATTCGATATGGATAGTTATATTAATAATTTAGTTAACTTATCTCAAGGTGAAGGTACTGCAAAACGAGTTTCATTACAATCCTTATATAGAAGTTTAGGACTAGAATATGAAGAAGAACAACGTAAGATAAAATATGAAAACCTACAAAATGTTATTATGGCCAGAGAAATGGCTGCGATGTCTAGGTATTCACTCCATGAATTAAAAGCGTTAAAACTTGGAGACCAAATTGAAGAACCAATTGACGAACCAGTACCAGGTGAAAGTCCGTATGAACAAATTGGTGGAAGCACACAAGAAGAACCCAATTATTCAAGTTCTACAAGTGGTTCTGGATTAGGAGCAATGCCAGGAGCTCCGCCACCAGCGCCTATTGGGTCAACTCCATAACCGGTTAATTCACCCCCAATGCATATTTTGGCTTCTAATAAATATCTTTGGAGTAGTATTTATGCAATCTAATTTAACAAAAGAAGCAAAATTTCTTGGAATTTTTGGTAAAGAACCGCCAATTTATGAAATTCTTTTAACAAAAGAGAATGAAGTTAAAGAACGATTAATGGAACGGCAACAAGAATTACGTGACTATTTACACGAATCTCGTATGGCTTTCAAAAATGTAGAATATCCTAGAGTATTGCATTCTGCAAATATGCTTCGCAAAACTGTTGATGATCTTTTTGATTTTTCAGGATTAAGAGAAGAAATTGAAAAAGCATTAACTGAATTCCATGGGAATACTGGTTTGACCAGAGAACAATTAGAAGAACTTGCAAAAGAACTTAAACAAGAATCTAAAACTAAAGAAATTAAAAAATCTAATATTCATTCTGAACTATTTGCTGAAGCAACGGCAATGCAATGGATAAAAGAACATCTTCCGACTTCAAAAGAGATTGATAGTAAATTCTATGAGAAAATATTTAAAAATATGCTTAGTAAACAAAAGGAAGGCGCTAGAACAGCTTTAAGAATTGCTGAAAATATCTTTAATGCGACTAAGGAAATTTTTAAGAAATTAAAAGAAACTCGAAATGATTTTAATCGTTATATTGCGATTATTAATAATTTCAAACAGACTTTGAATTCTTATAAAGCAACTTTAATTTCTATTTATAACCAACCAGAATTTCAGGCAGCATTAGATCCTAATAATCATCCGATTGCAGAAGTTAGCAAGCCAGCAACCCAAGAAGTTGTTATACAAGAGCCTGTTGAGCCAGAACCTGTTGAAGTTAAGGAAACTTTACCAGAAGAAAAAGTTGTAGAACCTATTGAAGAAAAGAAAGAACCAATTACTACACCAATAGATCTATCTAATAAAACTACTTCCGCAGCTTCTGTTTTTCAATTAGTTAAGCGTGCTCAAGCCGCAATAGATAATAAAGATTATGGTATAGCTGCTGGACTTTTAACAAAAGCTTCCGAAATTTGTGATAACAACGGTGATGAAGTAAATGCTATTTTCTTCTTAAACGCAGCAGATTTAATTATAAATAAATAATGGAGTAATTTTGTTTCATTCAAATGATATTCAAATATTACGCACTGCTGCTTTAGAATTACAAGAGGATAATTCCGATCTAATTCGTGTTGCTGGTATTATTAAACGTATCAAAAATTGGTTCAAGGCAAAATTTGATTCTGAATTTAGAGATAAAATAGAAAAATTAGAAGATGCTTATAAATCTATAAAAGGCCCAATTAGCACTTTGAATTTCGAGTTAAATGAACTAGATAAGGCAATTCAAAATCAAGATATTGAAAGCGTTACAACTTTAGTTGGTAAAGTGCCTGGTACTATATCTTCAGTTACTAAGGATATGGAAAAGTTAAAATCTGTTATACAAGATGCTGATAAAGCTATTCCTATAGCTTATGTAGATTCTACTACTGGGAAACAGTTATCCACTGCAGATCTATTACATGTTACAAAAGAATATAAACAAAATAAAGATCTTGTACAGAGTTTATTAGATAAGTTACCAGAAGAAATTAGATCAGAAATACCTATTGGTAAAACTGTAAATCAACCAATTACCAGTTTATCTTGGTATAAAAAATATTCTCCAAATAATTTTTCATTAAATTCAAAAACAGAACAAGTAACAAAACAATTATTAATTAATAGTTTTAAGGTAGCTGGTTTATATAATGAGAAAATTGAAAAGATTATTGAAGATGGATTTGAGCAGTTTGTAGATAATTTGAAATTTGCAATTGTTGAACGTAGTGTTGTTATTAGAGTAGACTTGCCAGATGTAAGTTCACAAGTTTCTTATAGGTCTACAGATCAATTATGGGTTACTCTTACAGTTCCAGATGTACCATTCCCTTGGTTGAATGAAACTGTATTAATTCATGTTGGTAAAGTTGTGCTTACTGATTTATTAACTAGAAATGAATTATCTTTTAAGAAAATTAACGAGTTTAGAATAAACCCTTCTTCAAGGAAAGTAATATTAAATTCCTTAAAGTTAGTAGAAA